GCCGAGATCATCCAGAAGCTCGTGAGGCTGGGCGTCCTCACGATCAACGAGGGCCGGCGTGAGATGGGCCAGAAGCCCCTCGAGCACCCGGGCGCGGACGTGCCCTTCATGATGACGGCGATGGGGCCGCTCTCGCTCGACACGCTCGCGCAGGGCGGCGTCCGGCCGCCGATGGTTCCGGCGGACACGGGCAAGGCGCTCATCGACTCGCTCCTCACGCTCCAGGACGTGATCCGCGAGGAGATCCGCAAACGGGGGAACGGGGATGTCGTGGCCGCCCTCGCGGACGGGGAGGGGAACGGGCGATGGTGACCGGCCTCTCGGCGATGACCCTGGCGGAGCTCCGCGAGGCCGACGGCCTGATCGCCGAGGTCGTGAACGATCTTCGCCTCCAGAAGGGCCCGGAGGAGGACGTCGAACGGTTCCAGCGCCTCTACGAGAAGGCGCTGCGGGCGGTGCTCGAGGGGAGGATCGGCTCCATCGAGTCGCTGGACTTCGAGCGCGAACTCCGGATCGTTCTCGCGGAGGCCGAGCGCATCCTCGGGCCCGAACTCGCGGCGGAACTCGAGCCCGCGACGCGCCGCTACCTCGAGCGCGCTTTCAAGGCCGGCCAAGCGGTTCGCGGGGTCGGACGCGCCGTCCAGACCCTCTTCGACAAGCCCCGCCAGGAGGCCGTGGACTGGCTCGTCCGCCACGACCGCTTCTGGATCGGGAAGGTCTTCCCCGAGCAGGTCCGCGACAGCTTCCGGGACACCATCGCCAGCGGGATCGAGGAGGGGCTCGGTCGCAAGGCCATCGGCAAGCGCCTGCGGGAACTCATGGTCGGGACCGAGGAGGTTCCCGGGAAGGCCGAACTCTACAACCGGGTCGCGGCGGCGAGCGTCAACCGAGCCAGCAACTGGGGCGGGATGTTCTCGCTCGAGGAGGCTGGCGTCGAGGAGTACGAGTTCCGCGCGGTGATGGACCAGCGCACGTCACGGATCTGCCGGGAGCTGAACGGCCGCGTCTTCTCCGTGCCCCGGGTGATGAACGTCGTCCGGCAGGCGCTGGACGGTCCCCCGAGCGCCATCGAGAGCGTCGCGCCGTGGCCCACCTTCGACGCGGAGCGGAACGACTTCTTCATCCAGACGGGCGACCGGCGCTCCTACCTGGGCGGCCAGTCGGAGGAGTGGCTCGCGGATCACGGCGTGGCGCTGCCTCCGCTCCACGGCAACTGCCGCTCCGTGATCGTCCTTCGGAGGTGAGGGCGTGGAGATCGAGAAGCTCGACAAGGACCGCGACGTGCGGGAGATGCCCCCCGAGGCGCTCTGGTACGACGACGCGATCCTCCACTACCGCTACCACCGCCTCAAGGCCGGGAAGGAGAAGTACGAGGGCTGGTCCGCCGAGGACTTCGTGAACCTCCACGCGCGGATCGTGCGCGAGCTCCGCCGCCGGGGTCTCGCCCACCTCGACCGCGACGACGAGCTCGACCGGGACACGACGCCGTTCCTCAAGGAGTTCGCCGAGGTGCGGCCCTCCGGCAATCGTCTGGGCGAGCCGATCGCGCTGGACGATGTGCTCCCGCATCTGAAGAGCTTCAAGCTCCGGCAACCCTACGCCTACCTGGTCGGGGGCCTCGCCGTCCACGGCCGCACTGAAGGTGATGTCGACATCCTGATCAAGGACTCGCCGGCCTTGCCGCCCGAGTTCCGGCACGTCCTCGAGTGGCGCATCCTGCGCAGCCTCCCGGAGAAGCTCTGGCAGCGGGTGCAGTTCCACTACGACCACTTCCACGGCCCCTTCACGGACAACGTCCCGCTCTTCGACCTGACCGTCGAGCGGGTGAACCCGGAGAACCGGGTCTTCCGCATGGACGCGGGGACGGGGGACCCCGTCAAGCGCGAGCCCGTGGAGGAGATCCTGGCCTTCCTCGGCTGGACCGAGAGCCGCGAGAAGCAGGCCCCCCGGGCCGGAACGCCCGAGATCGCCCGGCAAGCGGAGGTCTCCCGCGCCGAGGACCGCGTCGCCCTCTTCCGTTTCTTTGTCCCCATGAAGCCCACCAAGGGGGCCTTTCCCGAACAGAGGCAGTCTATCCAGGCGTTCCTGGGGCTGTTCTCGGAGGAGGACTTCCCGATCCACTCGACGAAGAAGTACGACGGCGCGAACTACGAGATCCACAAGTCGGGCGACCGGGTGGTGCTCCTCTCCGAGGACGGCGAGGAGAACACCGCGCGGTTCCCCGGGATCGCGGCGGCCGTCCGGGAACTGCCTTGGAAGGACCTGGTGATGCTGGCCGAGATCGAGATGTGGGAGGACGGGAAGCACCTGCCGCGCGAAGCGGTGACGGGGTACGTCCACGCCAAGGACGAGCCCGACGACGCCGCGCTCGTGGCGAACGTCTACGACGTGGTCTACGCCTCGGGAGGTCCCGAGGCTCCAGGCGTCGACGTGAACGCGGGCGACATTCATCTCCGGCCCTTCGCGGAGCGCGAGAAGTACCTCACGGCTCTCGGCATCGACCAGGCGACGTTCGAGGCGCCCGACCTCATGCGTAAACTCAACCGCGCGCCGTCCCTGATTTCCCGCAACATCGAGGAACTTCGCGCCCACACGGAGGCGCTCGCGGCCAAGCCCGGCTCCGAGGGGAACGTCGCCAAGCGGGCGAACGGCGTCTACTCGCTCACCGGTCGGGACCCCTCGCAGATCAAGTTCCACAACTCGGCCGTGCTGGCCGGGATCGTCCTCGAGCGGATCGAGACCAAGGTCGACGGCACCTACAACTACCGCTACGGGCTCCTGCCGGGCGACCACGACGTCAACGAGGAAAGCGCGGTCGAACACGGCGGCAAGACCTACATCGAGGTCGGGAAGACCTTCAGCACGGCGCGCAAGGCGGAGCCCGGCCAGATCATCGAGGTCGAGTTCGAGACGCTGAACCTCGTCCACCATCCCGACGGCACGGTTTCGCTCTCCGCCTGGGCCCCGCGCGTGATGGGCGTGCTGGAGGGTCGCAAGGACCCGGACACCGTGGACGCCGCGGTCGAGGCGGCCGAGAAGGGGCGCGTCTTCCAGGAGAAGGAACTCACGCCCGAGGGCGAGACGCTCTATCTCGCCGGCGTTGCGGAGGACGATGACCCGTTCGAGAAGGCCAACTACGTCGGCAACAAGCGCCGCCTGGCGAAGTACATCGCCGGCAAGTTCCCCGAGGACGGGAAGACCGCGTTTGACCCGATGTGCGGATGCTCGGCGGTCCTCATCGAGGCCGCGCGGCGCGGCTACCGGGTGAAGGGGAACGACCTCTCCATCGTGCCCTACTGGTACTCGAAGGGCGTCTTCGAGGGGAAGCCGCTCTCCGAGGAGGACGTCCAGAAGCTGGTGGACGCGCCGCTTCAGGAGGGGTGGCTCACGCGGGAGTGGAAGGGCGTCTACCCGCGGCCCCGGCCGATCCGCCGGTATCTCGACGGCCTCGCCAAGCGCGCGCGGGAGTGGTCCGGCGCCAAGGGCTGGGCGGCCAAGGCGGTCGCGAGCCGCGTGCTCCAGACCCTCTACTCCGACTCGATCTCCGGCTACTCGACCCGCCGCTACGAGTCGCTCGCCAAGGTCCGCGACGTCGTGGCGCGCGCCGCCAAGGAGGTGAACGGCTACGCCGCCGAGGTTTCGGGCAAGGGGGAGATCACCAACGAGAACGCCAAGAGCATGCGCTTCCCCCGCGCCGACGTCGTCTACTTCGACCCGCCCTTCTTCAAGCGGGACAAGGGCTACGTCCACTACTTCGAGACCTACAAGATCATGAACTCGATCCTCCTGGGCCGCGCCTGGGAGGAGGAGAACCTCGGGCCCGAGGACATCCCGCCGATCCTCGAGCGGCTCTGCAAGGCGTGCAAGCACATCTTCATCTCGACGAGCTCCAACGAGACCGTCCCCTACGCGCGGGAGCTCGCGCGGCACAAGCGCGCGATGAACCGCTACCGGGTCGCCTACACCCAGACGAGCGGCTTCGGCTCCCGCGATACGCATCAGCGCGAGCACCTCTACGTGGCCAAGGCGGACGGCGCGGCACTGGACCCTTTCATGCGCCTGCCCGCCGAGGACGAGACGAATCGCTACGTGGTCCAGGAGCACTGGCGCGGCAAGTCGGTCCACGCCGACTTCCGCATCGAAAGCGTCGGGAACGAGGACCTGATCGGCTGGACGCTCAACGTCCTCCTCGCGGGGGCGATCAAGGACCCGGTCCAGACGCTCGCGCAGGCGAAGGCCCTCAAGCCCGCCGACTACTCGAAGATCGACTGGGACACGGGCGACTTCAAGAAGCGCCGCAAGGAGGGCGCGGAGGCGCTCGTGGACGTGGAGATCGTCGCCGAGCGCAAGGCGGTCGAGCCGCACGCGTGGCTCACCGTCGAGGGCGAGGTCAAGCCCGGCGAGGTCGGGGCGACGGCCAACTTCCCGGGGGTCTTCCGCATCGTCGACAAGGGCGCGTGCGAGTACGGCGCGCAGAAGCCCTGGTTCCACGAGTACTTCCCGAGGTCCGACCGCGACAAGGGCGGCTTCCGCTACCGGCTCATCTTCCGGCAACTGCGCGTGGCGGACATCCAGCAGGAGGACCGGGCGAAGGCTCTCGCGCCGGATCTCATCGCCCGCTACCTCGAGCGCGACCCTGACGCCGGGCGCGAGGGCTGGGACCTCGGCTACTGGGAGTTCCTCAAGGCCGAGGCCGTGATCCCGGCGGCGGAGACCGCGTTCCGGGACGAGGCGGCTTGGCTCCTCATCAAGCCCATCGACCAGACGCCCTACGTGCTCTCCGGCCGGGCGGTCGAGGACGGCTGGGTTCCCCCGGTGGGCTTTTCCTCGTTGCCCAAGGCGATCCGCGAGCAGGTGCCTACCGCCTACCGCTACTGGCAGATGGAGCGCGACACGGAGCGGCGCGAGATGCGGGACGCGCTCGTCGCCGCGCTCGACGAGGGCGAGGTCGAGCTGCCGGGCTTCGTGAAGTCCGAGGAGTTCGAGAAACGGAAGATCGTCCCCTTCAACCAGTGGGGCGGCTCGGCGAAGTACGCGGCGAGCCTGGCTAAGCGGCTCCCCGAGCACAAGCGCTACGTCGAGCCCTTCTGCGGGAGCGCGGCGCTCTTCTTCACCAAGGAGCCCGCGGCGGAGTCGGTCCTCTCCGACGCCGACCCCGAGGTGGTCTTCGCCCTCAAGTACATCCAGCGCCTGACCCCGCAACGGCTCGAGGCCTTGAAGCGCCTGCCGTGGACGGTCTCTCGCGCCGGCTACAAGCGCGCGAAGGAGTGCGAACCGAAGTCGGACAGCGAGCGGTTCTGGCGACTGGCCTACGGGCGGCTTTGCGCCTGGGGCGGACGGCCGCAGATGAGCGGCTACTCCACCATCCATGAGGGGCAGAGCTACGACCTCGAGGAGCTGTGGCGCTTCCACGAGAAGCTCAAGGGCGCGCGGATCGCCTGCAAGGACTGGAAGGAGACGATCCGCGACTGCGACGGCGCGGGCGCGCTCTTCTTCCTCGACCCGCCCTACGTGGGCGAGTGGGGAACGGACGAGGGCATTCCTCCTGAAGACATCGCCCAGGCGGCGGTCAAGCTCAAGGGCGAGTTCCTGATCGCCTACACGGACTCCGCCCGGGCGCGCCGGGCGTTCGCGCGCGTGGGGCGGCTCTTCAAGATGAAGTTTCTCGAGGCCAGAAACCGCGGCCTCTGGGCCAAGCGCAACCGCCTCTTCGTGGCCTCGTTCGACGTGAAGAAGTCGGACGACCTCGAGTGGATCGAGGCGGCCGAGGGCGCGGCGCGCTTCGTGCTCCAGTACCACTACTTCCGCAAGCGCGGCGAGAAGCCCGTCCGCTCCGGCCCCACGACCTGGCACTACGACCTTCGGATCGACGCGGGCGAGAAGACGCTCCGCCACTGGGTCCTCGACCAGGACCTGACGCGCGCGGACGAGACGGTCGGCTACTTCAAGCGCGACCCCGACAAGCGCGCGCTCGAGGCCGAGGGATTCTTCCCGCCCGGCTCGTTCATGAACCCGACGAAGGACACGCCCTCCTTCGTCGAGATCGTGGACAGGGGCGGGTGCCGCCTCCTGGTCGACGAGCCGGGGCTCCTCAAGGTCGCGTTCGAGGGCCAGACGCTTCGGGGCACGTGGCTCCTCGAGCAGAAGAACTCCAACTGGCACGTCCGCCGGGTCGAGGAGGCTCCGCCGGCGGAGAAGCAGGAGGTGCTCGCGTGCTGCCCGTGAACTTCGAGTGCCCGTTCGACATCACCAAGGCCTACGAGGACGAGGGCCGCTGGATCGTCGAGGGCTACGCGGCGACCTCCGACTTCGACATGCAGGAGGACATCATCACCGAGGAGGCGATCCGCGCCTCGGCGAGGGACCTCCTGGAAAACTCGACCGTCCTCCACAACCACAACCCGGACGAGGCCATCGGGAAGGTGCTCGCGTCCGACGCGCGGCCGGACGGCCTCTTCCTCAAGATCCTGATCTCGAAGACGCGCCCCGACATCTGGCAGCAGGTCCGGGAGGGCGTGCTCAACAAGTTCAGCGTGCGCGGGAAGATCCTCGAGGCGCGCAAGGAGTGGGTGGACCGGCTCAAGAAGTACGCGCGGCTCATCCTCAAGATGCGGCTCGTCGAGGTCTCCCTCGTGGCCGTCCCCGCCAACCCCAAGGCGCGCGCGATCCGCTGGTACGTCGAGAAGGCGCTCGAGGCCTTCGAGACGGCCGGCGGGCGGATCGAGACAACGAAAGGAGGTTCGGAAATGAAAGACGACGTCGTGGTCGAGGAGGAGCTCCTGGAAGCCACGGGCGAACTGCGGAAAGACGCCCAGCCGCCGAAGGGGTTCCCTCCTCCCGAGGCTCTGGAGAAGGAGTGGACCGCCCACGCGGAGAAGGCGGGACTCGCCGGCAAGGGCGACGAGGCCGTCGCGGCGGCGTGGGTCGAGTTCTGCAAGGACCAGCACTACCCCTATCCGTATCCCTACCCCTACCCGAGGCCGGGCATGGGCTTCGGGTCGAGCACGGCCGCGATCCTCGAGCTCATCGACCAGCTTATCGGGGGCGAGAAGGACGAGGAGCGCAAGCGCCTCCTCGGGCGTCTCCGAGCGCTCGTGATCGGATCGAACTACCCCGCGCCGGCGGCGCGCAAGGAGGAACCGGCTGCGACGCAGCCGGACCCGAGCGTGGAGAAGGCCGGCCGGAAGATCTCCACGGAGCGGCTGGCGCGGCTCAAGAAGCTCCTCGAGGAGCTCAAGGGCTTCATCGACGAGGTGGAGGTCCCGGCCGCAGGCGAGAAGAAGGCCGCCGAGGGCGGGAGCCCGCCGGACAAGCTGGCCGAGATCGAGGGCGCGGTCGCGCGGATCGCCAAGACCCTCGGCATCGAGAAGGACGCGGGCAAGGACAAGAAGCCGGGCCTCCCCGAGACGGTGGAGAGCCTGGCCAAGCGCCTCGAGGCCCTGGAGAAGGCGCCGGGCGCGCGGACGTCCCTGGACGGACAGGAGGCCCTCGCCGGCGAGGGAGGCTCCAAGTCGGTCTGGAAGGGGCTCATCTAACCCATGGAAACCGAAAGGAGGCCACAAGCCATGAACCAGAGCGAACTCTTGCAGAAGGCGCTCGAGACGGCGGACCTGATCGCGGGAGGCGGCGAGCTGAACCCGGAGCAGTCGGAGAAGTTCATCACCTATCTCCACGACCTCTCCGTGATGGCCAAGGACGCGCGCCTCATCCCGATGAAGGCGAAGAAGCGAGAGATCAACAAAATCGGGATCGGCCAGCGGGCGAGCGTCCCGGCGGCGGAGGGCGTCGACCCCGCGGTGCGGCAGAAGCCGACCTTCTCGAAGACCGTCCTCGACACGGTCGAGATCATGACGCCGTTCGAGATCACCTACGACGTCTTCGAGGACAACATCGAGGGGGACAACCTCGAGGACTCGATCATCAAGCTCTTCGCCACCCAGGTCGCCATGGACCACGAGGAGCTCTACATCATGGGCGACACCGCTTCGCCCGACAGCTTCCTCGCGCTCACGGACGGCTGGCGCAAGCTCGCCGTCACGAGCGGCCACGTCTACGACCACCAGGGCGGCGGGATCGTGGTCGACATCCTGGGCAAGCTCCTCGACCTCATGCCGGAGAAGTACCTGCGGGACTACGCGGACCTGCGGTACTACGTGAGCCCGAAGTTCGAGCACGCCTACAAGAAGATTCTGGGCCAGCGGCCGACGCCGGCGGGCGACAAGTTCCTGCTGACGGAGACGCCCGCGACCTACGCGGGCATTCCGCTCACGCGGGTGCCGATGATCCCCTCGAACCTCACGGCGACCATCGGCGGAACGAACTTCACCGACCTCACGTTCGTGATCCTGACGCTGACCAAGAACCTCGTCGTCGGCATCCACCGGCAGATGAGCCTGGAGCGGGACAAGAACATCTTCGCCCGCATGCGGCAGTACGCCTTCACGAGCCGCGTGGACGCGACCTACGAGGAAGCCGACGCGGTCTCGATTGCCACGAACATCTCGGTCGGCTCGTAAAGGGGGCGTGACGCATGACCGAGGACGCCGACAAGGAAGCGTTCCGGCCGGAACCGGCTGAGGAGAAACCGAAGGCCAAGGCGCGCCGCCGGGTGCGTTGTCCGGTCTGCGCCGGCCACGGCGAACCGACGGAGGCCGACGACCAGGTCGTCAGGTGCGGCGAGTGCCAGGTCCTCTTCCGCAATCCGAGGCCGTCCATCGGAGAACTGCTCGCGCGGCGCGACGCCCGGTTCGCCGGGGCGCTCACGCGCAACCACGCCGCCGCGATCCGGGAGGCGGCCCGCGCGGCCGTGGAGGCGATGCGCGGATACCACCGCTTGACGTCGGGCAAGGACGCCCCGCTCAACGCCTTCGGCAAGCGCGTGCTCGACGTCGGGTGCGGCCTCGGCTTCCGCATGCGCGAGTTCGAGAAGTACGGCTGGACCGCGACGGGCCTGGAGCCCAGCGCGAACGCGTCCGCCTACACCCAGGCCGTCGCGCTCCATGTGGTGCGCGCGGACCTCGACGCGCTGCCGCCGGGCCCCTTCGAGCTCGTGCTCCTGGAGGGCGTCCTGGAGGAGACCGCCGACCCCGCCAAGGTGGTCGGACGCCTCAAGGATGTCCTGGCTCCGCGTGGCGTGGCCTATGTCGCCGTCCGAGCGGCGGACGGCGCTCTCGGCGATACCCAGCTTTACGCCTTCGGCGAGGAGAGCGTGCGCCGCCTTTTCATGTCCTCGGGGTTCGCCGAGCCCGAGGTCCGCCAGGACGAGGGCTTCCTCCGCGCGTGGTTCCGGCGGAAGGAGGCGCGCTGATGGCGAGGATCTCCCCCGAGGACCTGATCCAGCTCATCTACGACGAGGTCAACAAGGCGATCCGCACGACCGCCGCGGTGGTCTTCCAGGGCGAGATCAACCTGGGCGCGGTCCAGATCAAGGACCCCGACTCGGAGCGGCGCGTCCGCGTCAAGCACGACGGCACCGACAACGCGGCGGTGGTAACGGCCAACGTCCTGCCGCTCCCCGCGGGCGCGGCAAGCGAGGCCAAGCAGGATGCATTGCTCGCGAAAGACTTCGCCACGAACGCTGCGCTCCTCCAGGTGCTCGCCAAGCTCGCGTCGGTGGGGCTCGACGCGCCGACGCTGGCGGCGCTGGAAGAAGTGGCGGTCAAGAACTTCCCCGGCGATTACCCCGACGCGACGACGGCGGCGCGCCTCCAGCAGCTCCTGAACCTCGGCCCCGGGAAGGATGCGACGCTCCTCTCCATCCTGGCGAAGCTCGCCGACGTCGAGCTCGACGCCGATGTCGTCGCCAACCTGAAACAGGTCGCCGTCACCAACCTGCCGCCGGACTACCCAGACGCCGGCGCACATGCCCGGCTCGATGCCCTGAACGGAAAGGACTTCGCCACGCAGGCCACCCTCACGGCGGTCCTGGCCAAGCTCGCGTCGGTGGGCCTCGACGCGCCGACGCTGGCCGCGCTCGAATCGGTGAGCGTGCAGAACTTCCCGGCCGACTTCCCCGACGCCGGGACGCACGCGCGCTTGGACGCGCTCAACGGAAAGGACTTCGCCAAGGAGGCGACGCTTCTGGCGGTCCTGGCGAAACTCATCCCGGACCCGGCTACGGCCCCGCGCCAAGACACGATGATCGGCCTCCTGGGCGGGGGCGCGCGGGAGCACCGGGAGCTCACGGTTTCCACGACCTACGACGCGGCGGCCAACAAAGCTGCGTTCACCACCGGGAAGAAGCACTTGCGCGTCTTCTCGCTGGAGGACGTGTACTGGGTGGACTCGGCGGCGTCGGACGCCGACGCGGCGGCCAAGCTCGCGGCCGCCAACCAGCGCGGCTTCATCCGTTCCGGCGACCGATTGGAACTTTCGCTTCGGTTACCGATCACGCGCCTCGACTTCCTGGCCCGGCGCGTCTCGGGCCTCGTCTACATCACCGCGCTGGAGTGAAGTCATGAGCCGCGTCTTCTCGGTGTCGGGTCTGGGCATGACGGCGGTCGCAAGCGGCCCCGAACCGCTCTCGCCCATGCTCTCCGACGGCGGCTACGCGAACGACCCCGGCACGGCCCTCCTCTTCAAGCTCAACGAGGGCGACGGGGCGGTCATCCATGACGAGTCCTCGTTCGGCAACCTGGGTCTCGCCCACGGGACCGAGTGGACCTCCGGGAAGTACGCCAAGGGACTCCTCCTCGACGGCATCGACGACCACATCCAGGTGCCGGCGAGCCCGAGCCTCGCGATCTCCAGCACGCTGACCCTGGAGGCCTGGATCTTCCCGCTCGGGGAACTCGACGGCGTGGGGACCATCATCGTGAAGCCCGATTCCTACCTGCTCGAAGCGCTGGAAGGGGCCGATCCCAAGTTCCGCGCCGGGATCTGGCTGAGCGGCGCCTCGCGGAAGGTGACCTCGTCGTCGCGGCTCACCCGCGGCGCGTGGCAGCACATCGCGTTCGTCTACGACGGCGTGAAGATGCGGCTCTACCTCAACGGCCAGCTCGACGGGGAGCGCGCCCTCACCGGAGCCATCGACGCGAGCCTGTCGGACGTCTTCGTCGGGGCGCATCCCTTCGGGACGCCCTCCCGCGCGGCGACGCTCATCATGGACGAGGTGCGGATCTCGAACGTGGCCCGCGCGGCCGCTGAACTCGATCCGAACCGGGAGACGGCGTGATGGCGATTTTCCTCACGCGCGTGGAGGGCGGCGTCCCCAAGTTCGCCTACAAGCCGAACGCCTCGTTCCGGCTCTCGCCCGACGGCGCGCAGGCCATCCTGGAGTTCGAAGGCAACCTCGATGACTACGAGGAGGTCAAGGCGGACCCCGACACGACGGAGCTGACGCGCGAGGCGGCGCGGCAGCTCGCGCGGGAATGGGACCTGGCCGTGTGGGGAGGTCTCGAATGAGCCTGCCCTACGCGACCATCCAGGACGTGCGGGATCGCGGCGTCTCGTTCGAGGCGGCCACGAACGCGCAGGTCTTCACGGCCCTCGAGCGCGCCACGCGGATGATCGACTCCTACGCGGGCCGCGACTTCCGCGCGCGCGACCGCATCGTGCGGGTGGACGGGACCGGCGCCGAGACGCTTTTCCTCGACGACCGCCCCGTGGTGAAGGTCAAGGACCTTCTCGTGGACGGCCTTCGGCTCGACCCGCGCGACTATGTGCTCTACGGGGAGGAAGGCTACCTCAAGCTTGACGGGGGCGCGCGGTCGATCTTCGCGGGCTTTCCGGGCGTCTTCCCCAAGGGCAATCAGAACGTGGAGGTCCGCGCGCTCTTCGGGTTCCTCGCGGCCCCGCCGGAGGTCAAGGAGGCCTGCATCCTCCTTGCCATCGAGTTCCTGCGGACGGGTCCGGCCGAGGCGGACGTGGCCGCCGGGTCGAGCGCGAGCACCCGAAACGCCATCGGCATCAGCCGGGTGCGCATCGACGAGATCTCCGTGGACTTCCAGTACCCGAACGATCTCAAGGCCGGCTCCGGTCGGACGCTCACGACCGGCCTGCCCAAGGCGGACGCCTTGCTCAATCGGTTCCGGCAGTGGTTCCACCCCATCGCGGTGTGACATGGGCATCAAGGACGAGGTGAACAAGGCGTGGGACAACGTCCTCTCTCCGTTCTTCGAGGAGCTCTCGACCGAGGTCCTCATCCAGGCGGTGGACGCCGCCTCCACGCCGGCCGACCCGCTCTACGACGAGCCGTCCTCCGCGAAGGTCTTCACCGACCCGGTCCCGGTGCGGGCGCGCGTGAAGCTCGAGACGGAGCGGCTGGTCCTCCCCGGCGGCGAGGCGGTCGAGATCGACGGGCGGGTCACCGTGCGGACGGACGAGCTCGAGGCCAAGGGCCTCGCGCTCGCGGTCGGCGCGCGCGTGACCTTCCAGGGCGAGCGTTACACCGTCGTCCACCGGGAGGCCCGGGCCGAGGTCGCGGAGCGGTTCCTCCTCACGCGCGTTGCGGTGCGGAAGGAGGCGTGATGGCGAGCGAAGGCCGTGAGGGCGACTGGGACAAGCTCAAGGGGATCATGGAGGACTTCGACCAGCGTCTCCACCGGAACGCGCAGAAGGCCCTGCGGCGCGCCGGGGAGGAACTGGCCTCGGACATCCGCGTCCGCATCCTCGACGGCAAGGGCATGAAGCCGCTCCACGGCTTCACCATCGAGCAGAAGGGGTCGAGCAAGCCGCTCATCGACGACGGCGACCTCCTCGGCTCGGTGGGCGTGCGCTTCATCGAGGAGCTGGCGGTCTTCGTGGGGGTGAACCGCCGGGCGGAGGACGGCACCAACGTCGCCGCCGTCCACGAGCGAGAGGACGGGACCCGCGTCCCCGTCACCCCCAAGATGAGGGCCTTTCTCCATTCGAGGGGCTTCCACCTCAGGCCGGAGACAAAGGAGCTCTTCATCCCGGGAAGGCCGTTCGTGAAGCCGGCCTACCGCGACTTCCGGGAGCGAAAGAGCGCCGAGAAGCTCGCGGTCGAGCTGGTGGAGGAAACCCTCGGAGGCAAGGGATAGACGATGGGCGAGAACGTCATCACCGAAATCGAGCTGGCCCTGAAGCAGGGCCTCGAGGACCCGGCCAACGTGTCCTTGAACGGCCAAGCGGTCCCGGTACGGGTGGTGACGCCCGACCCGGACCTGGTCGAGCTCGCGCTTCCGGTCACGACGCTCCAGCTCATCGACGTGCGGCGCGGTTTCGACCGGATGGAGAACGAGTTCCAGGTCGAGAAGGACCTCGCGGCGGGAATGGCAAAGGTCGCCTGGCCCGAGCAGCCCTACGACCTCTTCTACACGGTGCGCGGCCACGCGGCGTCGAGCCGGGAGGACCGGCTCCTGCTCGGGCAGTACCTGCGGTTCGCCGACGCCCACCCGGTCCTCGCGGGCGCGAGCGGGCGTCGGTTCTATCTCGCCCGGAGCCTCGCGTTCCGGGACCGGAGCACGGAGCGGGAGTTCGAGCGGGCGCTCACCTTCACGGTGAAGGCGCGGATGCCGGTCGGCGTGGAGAAGCTCGTGCCGCTGACTCGCGAGCACAGGCTCGAGGTCGAGGCGGTGGGCGGCGCATAGCGGAAGGAGGCAAGAGACATGGCGAAAGAGTACTTGCGGCCCGGGGTCTTCGTGGAGGAGGTCCCCGCGGGCGCGTTCCCCATCGAGGGCGTGGGCACCACGACCGGCGCGTTTCTCGGGATCGCCTCGCGCGGCGCGCTCAACAAGCCCCAGCTCATCACCAACTGGACGCAGTTCCAGAAGCATTTCGGATCGTACCGCCGGGACTCGTTCCTGGCCTACGCCGTGAACGGGTTCTTCCTGAACGGCGGGCGGCGCTGCTACGTGGTGCGCGTGGCCTCCGGGTCGGCCGCCATCGCGAGCGCGACGCTCAAAGACCGCGAAGGCACGGCTCCGGCCGACACGCTTCTCATCCAAGCCCTGAACGAGGGCGAGTGGGGCAACGCCCTCACCGTGGACGTCGCCGACGGCACGGCCGACCCGGCCAGCGAGTTCAAGCTCGTCGTGAAGGAGAGCGGCGAGGTCGTCGAGACCTGGGACGACCTCTCGATGGACCCGGCCAAGAAGAACTACGCCCTCACGCGGGTGAACGGCCGGTCCAACTACGTCCAGCTCGCGAACCTGGGGAGCGCGACGGCCCCGCCGGACAATCGGCCGGCGGTCGTGGCGGGCGCGGCCCTTGCCGGAGGCGCGGACGGCGCGAGCGACATCACGGACGCCGCCTATATCGGTGACGCGGCGGCGCGCACGGGCCTTCACGCCTTCGACACGGTCGACGACGTGAACAACCTCGTCATCCCCGGGAAGACGAGCACGGCCATCGTCCAGGCGGGCCTGGACTACTGCGCCGGCCGCGCGGACCTCGGCTACGTCGTCGACCCGCCGCAGGGCCAGAGCCCGCAGGACGTGAAGGCCTTCCGCGAGGGCTTCGACAGCTCCTACGGCTTCCTCTACTACCCCTGGCTCACGATCAACGACCCGCTCACGGACGCGCCGAAGACCATCCCGCCCTCGGGGTACGTCGCCGGCATCTACGCCAAGAGCGACACCGAGCGCGGCGTCCACAAGGCCCCGGCCAACGAGATCGTGCGCGGCGCGGTGGGCCTCGAGTACCCCGTCACCGATGGGGAGCAGGAGGTTCTGAACCCCGCCGGCGTCAACGCCATTCGAGTCTTTCCCGGTCGGGGCATCCGCGTCTGGGGCGCCCGGACCATCTCCTCGAGCCCGAACCTGCGGTACGTCCACAAGCGCCGGTTCCTGATGTTCGTCGAGGAGTCCATCGCCGAAGGCACCCAGTGGGCCGTCTTCGAGCCGAACGACGAGCGCCTGTGGGCCAAGATCATCCGCTCGGCCACGGGGTTCCTCAGGCGGCAGTGGCTCGAGGGGGCGCTCTTCGGCAAGACCGAGGAGGAGGCCTTCTTCGTCAAGTGCGACGAGGAGACGAACCCGCCGGAGGTCCGGCAGGCCGGACAGGTGGTCACGGTGATCGGGGTCAACATCGTCGAGACCGCCGAGTTCGTGATCTTCCGCGTGGGCCAGTGGGACGGCGGTCGGTCGATCACGGAGCTGGTGTGAGGAAGGAGGCCTGACCCATGGCAAACGCGAGAGTCGATCCCTTTCCCCGCTACAACTTCCTCGTCGAGATCGACGGCATCCGGCGAGCGGGCTTCATGACCTGCTCGGGGCTCGAGGAAGAGACCGAGGTGCGCGAGTACCGCGAGGGAGGGGACAACACCACGGTCCGCAAGCTCGCGGGCCTGAATTCCTACGCCCCCATCGTGCTCGAGATGGGCTCGACCGCCGACGGGGAGATCTGGGAGTGGCGCCAGCGCGTGAAGCGCGAGGGCGCGCAGGGGAACCGCAAGGCGATCACGATCATCCAGCAGAACGAGGCGCGCGAGGAGGTGAAGCGCTGGCTCGTGCTCGACGCCTGGCCGTCGAAGTTCACCGCGCCCGAGTTCGACGCGAGCTCCTCGGAGAACGCGGTCGAAAGCGTCGAGCTCCAGCACGAGGGCCTGCAGCTCACCGTGCGCCCGGCGGCCTTCAGCTAAGGGTCACAGACCCACGGAGGACATGAACCATGGCGAACAGCGACACCGTCAAGACGGAGTACACCTTCGAGCTCCCCAAGGGCTACGTGGACGAGAAGGGGCAGCTCCACAAGGAGGTCACGATCCGGGAGATCACCGGCGCGGACCAGGAGGCGATGCTCAACCCCTCGCTCAAGAGCAACCCCGCCAAAATGCTCACCGCGCTCCTCGCCCGGGTGATCACGAAGCTCGGGACCCTCGAGGGGCGGCAGGTCGACACGGGCGTCACGGCCAACATGCTCAAGAGCGACCGCGACTTCCTGATCCTCAAGCTCAAGGAGATCGACTCCGGCCCGGAGATGGAGATCGACGTCGAGTGCCCGGACTGCTCGAAGAAGTTCAAGGCGATGCTGGACATCTCGGATTTTTTCGGGAAGTGACCGCGGCGCTCCGCGCGAGCGCCCTCCACCTGTGCGGCCTTCTCCCGGCGCTTCCGAGCTTCGACTGGAGCCTGGAGCCGGTGCGGCGGGAGGTGGCCACGATTGCCTACCACTTCCACTGGAGCCGCAAGGAATGCATGGACCTCTCGCGCCGGGAGCGGGCCGGGTGGCTGGAGGAGATCAAGCGGATCAACAAGGAGATCGCCAGGAGCATGAAGGGAAGGAGCCGATAGGTGGCCGAATCCATCGCCCTCGGGATCGTGCTCCGCTTCAGGGACGAGGCGTCGCGGGGCGTCAAGGCGGCGCTTTCGGGCGTCGAGCGCCTGGGCGAGCAGGCGGAGGAAACCCACAAGAAGGTGGCGAAGCTCGAATCGGGCTTCCGCCAGCTCCGCGACGCGGGCGTCGCGCTCACCGGCATGGGCGCGGCCGCCGCCGGCGCGCTCTTCGCCGTCGTCAAGCCCGCCGCCACGCTCCAGGAGCAGATCCGAAACGCCCTCACCCTGACGGGCGAGACCGGCGAGGCCTTCGCCCGGATGGAACGGGGCATGACCGAGGCCGCGCTTCGGCTCTCCACCAAGCTCGGGATCTCCGCCGACGCCGTGGCCGAGGGCTTCTACCAGGTCCTCTCCACCGGCGCGCAGGCCCTCACCCCCGAATTCGAGGCGCTCTCCGAGACCGCGCTCAAGATGGCGAAGACCGTGGGGCTCGCCCCGGCCGACGCCGTGGAGGTCCTCTCCGACACGGTCAACGAATTTCAGCTCAACATGACGGAGGCGGCGCGCGTCGCGGACGTCTTCTTCACGGCTTCCAAGCTCTCCACCCTCACCGTCCCCCAGCTCGTCCAATCCATGCGCGAGGCGGGCTCGGCCGCCGGAGGCCTCAACATCCCCCTCGAGGATGTGGCCACGGTGCTCGCGGGCTTCGCCTCCAAGGGCGTCAAGGGCGCGAAGGCCGGCACCGCGTTCCGCATCCTCCTCGTGCGCCTGGCCAAGCCGCCTGAAGAAGCCGCGCGGGCCCTGCGCCGGCTCGGCGTCGCGGTCTTCGACTCCACGGGCAAGGTCCGGCCGCTCATCGGAATCCTCAAGGACATGCAGAAGGGCATGAGGGGGATGACCGAGGCCCAGAAGGCGGCGGTCCTCAAGGCCATCGCGGGCGAGGAGGCCTTCGCCAAGCTCGGCGGTCTGCTCAACACGGACCTAAACGTCCTGGAAGGCTGGCGGCAGGAGCTCACGAAGGGCGGCGCGATGGAGCTCGCCTTCGCCCAGAAGATGGAGACCCTGGTCGAGCAGTCGAACGTCCTCTGGGTCTCGATCAAGAACCTCGCCATCAGCATCGGCCAGCCGTTCCTGGGGGCCCTCTCCGGCGCGGCCGCGTGGCTCGCCAAGGTCCTTCAGGGCGTGACCGACTTCACCAAGGCGCACCCGATCCTGGGCAAGGTGATCGGGGTGACGCTCGCGGTCGTCGGCGTCTTCGGACTCCTCGCCGGAAGCATTCTTACCGTCACGGGGATGCTCGGGCTCTTCACGCTCAAGTGGCTGCCGATGGCGCGCGCCGGAATGTCCGCGCTCTCGAGCGTGGTCACGCGCGGCATCCCCACGCTCCTGGGCTGGGGCCGGGCGCTCATCGCCAGCGCCCAGGCGGGAAAGATCCACGCGCTCATGTCGATGGACGTCGGCGCGGCCTTGAGGAACCTCGCCCTGGTCACGTGGGGCGGGGTCAAGGCCGCCGTCGCCTGGACGGCCGCCACGGTGAAGGACATCGCGGTGAAGGCCGCTCACGCGGCGGCGGTCGTCGCCGGGACCGTGGCGACGTGGGCGAGCTCGGCCGCGTCCAAAGCGGCCGCCGTCGCGCAGTGGCTCTGGAACGCCGCGATGATGGCCAACCCCATCGGCCTCATCATCGCGGGCGTCGCCGCCCTCATCGCCGGCGTCGTCCTCCTCGTCAAGAACTGGGACGCCGTGACCGGCGCGGTCAAGGGGGCCTTCGAGTGGTTCAAGAACCTCCTCGGCAAGACTCCCGACTGGCTCCTCGCGATCATTTTCCCCTTCGGCCTCATCATCAAGCACTTCGACAAGGTGAAGGCGGTCGCCTCCGCCGTCTTCGGCGCGCTCAAGTCGGCCGTTTCCTCCGTGGTCGAGTGGGTCACCTCCAACTGGACCACGATCAAGAAGGTGCTCCTCACCCTGCTTGGGCCCATCGGCCTCGTCATCGCCCACTTCGACAAGATCAAGGCCGCGGTCGGCAGCGTCTTCGGCTGGATCAAGGGGGCCATCGGCTCGGTCATCGACTGGATCGCCTCGAACTGGGGCGCGGTGAAGGACGTGCTTCTCGCTCCCATCGCGGCCATCGAGCTCGGCTGGACCGCGCTCAAGGACGCGCTCATCGGCGTCTTCACCTCGGTCGCGGACACGGTCACCGGCGTCTTCACCACCGTGAAGAACGCCATCACCTCGGTGATCGACTGGCTGTGGGACAAGGTCACCTGGGTGATCTCGAAGATCCCGGATGTGTTCCTTCCCGAGAGCCTGGAGGAGATCAAGCGCGCCCGGAAGGCCCAAGAGACGGGCCTTCCCGTGGGAGGCCAGATGGTTGTGCCGGCCACGGCCCCCGCCATGGAGCGCGCGACCCCGAGGCCGACCGTGCCGCGAGACGCCACGGCGCTTCCCGCGTTCGCGGCGGCCGCCGCCGGTCCGGTGGACCAGTCCATCGTCATCCAGCCTGGCGCAATCCAGATCCACGCCGTCCGGGTGGACGAGGAGGTCGTCCGCCGCATCGACTTCGAGCTGGCGAAGCTCATCCGCAGGAGGCAGGAACGGCGATGAGTCTCGTCAAAGGCTCCATCACGCCCGTCGATCCCGAGGGAGCCCCGATCTTCTTCGAGTACAACCCGTCGGGCTTCGAGGTCGGCAAGGAGGCGGGCTGGGCCGAGATCGGCATCCCGGGCCTCGACTTCCCCCTGCAGCAGTTCGTGCGGGGGAACCTCCAGACCCTTTCCCTCGAGGTCTACCTCAACCGGGACTTCTACGCCCGCGCGCACGACGTGCGGGAGTCGGTCCAGGCCCTCGAGGCGCTCGTCGAGAGCACGTCCAAGACCGGCGCTCCGCCGATCTGCGTCTTCCAGTGGGGCCGCTTCGACTTCGTCTGCGTCGTGGGCTCCGTCTCGACCAAGTACACGATGTTCGACGAGGCGGGCGACCCCATCGAGGCCACAATTTCGCTGTCGCTCCGGCGCTACTTCGAGAAGGACGTCTCGTTCCGCCTCCCCCGCCGCGAGGTCGCGCTGCCGCTCCCCCGCGAGGTGCAGCGGCCCGCCTTCGAGGGCTGGCAGAAGGGGAGCGGCTCGATCTTCTCCCCGCCCGAGGAGCGCACGCTCACGGGCGCCCAGACCCTCGTCGAGGAGGGCGAGACGCGCACGCACGTGACCGAGGAGGGCGACACCCACCAGAGCATCGCCACGAAGCACTACGGCGACCCCTCGCTCTGGCGGGTGATCGAGTTCGCCAACCGGGGACGGAGCATGGTGGACAACCTGCGCGCCATCCGCTCGGGCGAGCGCTTCCTCATCCCGGACATCGAGAACTCGCTGGGCATCCTGGAGGGCATCACGAACTTCCCGCCCGAGGTGCGCGAGTCGCTCCGCTTCGGGACGACGCGGGTCACCGAGGCCGAGACGCTCATGAGGGCGGTGAAGCGATGAGCCGGACGTTCAACCCCAAGCACCGGATCGTGATCGAGGGCCAGGACATAAGGAAGCTCCTCGACGACGACGTCGTCTCCCTTTCGTTCGAGGACCACATCGAGGAGGCCGACGCGGTTTCCTTCGAGATCACCAACCGCAAGAACCAGTGGATCGACCACGCCCTCTTCGACCGGGG